GAATATACAGTTGCCATATCTCTTTTTAGTTATTTATACGAAATTTTGCAAATGGTATAGTATTTAGGTCTTGTAACTCCTCATTTGTAACTTGATAGAGTTGACTTGCCACTTCTTGAAAGGTATATGAACGAGATTGACCCCAGTGAAAGTTAATTCCACGAAATCCCCATTCATATACATTGGTCACAGCGACCAAAGGATTTTGATCATATCTAATGTTAGGTGTTGATGGTTGATATGCAAATACGTATATCTTACCAACTTCTGGAATTGATTCTACACTATCACCAAGCGCTCCCATAATGTCAACCAACAACTCATCAGCAGTTTCACTTCCAATCAAATTACCTACTAGTGGTGCAATACGACTCATTTGATCCCTAGTTCTACTTCAGTCATTACTTTAAACTCCCACAGACGATCTTCACAGTATTCTGTAGCTGCTTTCCATTTTGCTTGATTCTTAGCGTATTCATATACTTCTCTTAAATAACTTTTTGTTTGTCTCTTCGGTTTTTTTGGTTTTGTTGTTTGTTTGAGTGGTTTAACTTCAATTAAGTATCTTTTTATCTTACCTGTATTCTCTTGAACTTTGATGTAGAAGTCAGGAAAGTATCTATGAACCTTATTATCAACAGGAGAACGGTATGGTAATGCGATCTCTTCACTTCCCCATTCAAGTATTTTATCATTTTTGTCACAATATACCATGAATTTTCTCTCCCAAAGAGACCTATAAATGATGTTTGTAGGATCACCTTTGTACTTTCTAGGGTAGGATGGATAATATTTTCCTTTATATGACATAAATAGAAATAACAATCATACTTATTTAGAGTGGCAGAGACAACAATAAAACCATATAACCTTTCGATTGCGAAGAGTATTATAGGTCCTTTAGCACAGACCAATCATTTTTTGGTGACTTTTTCATCTTTGACACCAGCAGTTGAATCATATTTAAGTAATTATAGTAGAATAGGAGATATTAGTAATTTTTTATCAAGACAACTGGGTATTTTATGTAGTGATGCAGTATTACCGACATCAACTCTAGCAACAGCAGAAGTAAAAGATAATTTTATGGGTGTGCCTCAACAATTTGCACATACAAGATTCTATACTGATATTGCATATTCTTTTTATATTGACGAGGATTATACTCTACTTAAAATGTTTGAAGGTTGGATGGAATATATCTCAAGTGGTGCAAATCGTGATGTAAACCAAGATCATCGTGCGTATTACAGGAGAATGAGGTATCCTGACTCATATAAATGCAATACAATGTATATCAATAAGTTTGAAAAAAATTACAAAAGAACTCTTAGGTATAGATTTGTGAATGTCTTTCCAAAAAGTATCAATACTATTCCAGTTGCATATGGTCCTGCCGATGTACTTAAAGTGACTGTAAACTTCAATTATGACCGCTATATAGTAAAAGGTTAAAAAACCGATATAAATAATTTCACTGAGTTGTAACAAACATTATGCCTTTACCCAAGATTAATACTCCGACTTATGAGTTGACTTTACCTTCTGATGGTAAAAAAATAAAATATAGACCTTTTCTAGTTCGTGAAGAGAAAATTCTCATCATGGCATTAGAAACAGAGGATATGAAGCAAATAACTGATGCTGTATTGACAATATTAAATGGTTGTATAATGACACGAGGTGTTAAAATAGAACATTTACCCTCATTTGATATTGAATATCTTTTCTTAAATGTTCGTGCAAAATCTGTTGGTGAAAAAATAGATGTGAATTTAACTTGTCCTGATGATAATAAAACATCAGTAACAGTTGAAATTGATTTAGATGCAATAAAAATTAAAAAAAATAAAAAACATACTAAAACAATAAAACTAGATGATTCTTTATCTCTCAAATTAAAATATCCTTCTATGGACTCTTTTATAGGAAACAATTTTGAATCTGCAGGAGATGATACAGATATAAAATCAACTCTTAAATTAATTACGTCATGTATTGATGTGATTTATAATGATGAAGAAAGTTGGAATGGATCTGATTCTACCGAAAAAGAACTTGAAGAATTTATAGAACAATTGAATACAAAACAATTTCAATTAATTGAGAATTTTTTCACTACCATGCCTAAATTAAGTCATTCAGTGAAAATAAAAAATCCAAAGACTGAAGTTGAATCGACTATTATATTGGAGGGTTTGGCAGCTTTTTTCAACTAAGTATGGCTCACACGAATCTTGAGTCATACTTTAAAGTTAACTTTGCCCTGATTCAGCATCATAAATATTCATTAACAGAGATTGAAAATATGATTCCTTGGGAAAAGGACATATATGTATCATTACTTCAAGAATACATTGAAGAAGAAAATCTAAAGGCACAACAAAGAAAAAATGGATGATAAATCTCCAGCATATGAAAACTTTATGAATAAGATGTCTGCTATGAATAGTGGACCTAAGATTAAAGTGACCACAATGAAGTTTGGTGGGTTGGAGAAGAGAGTCGCTAATAATGAAAGAAAGATCACCTCAATAAAAAATATATTTAAATCTCAAAAAATTAATATTGGAGATAAAATTTCACCTAGCAATTCACCAGCAGAAATTTTGTCAAGCACAAATGAAACATTAATTAGAATTAAAGAACAACTAGAATTAGATTTTATTAATACTAAAAAAACAGAAAAAGATAGATTAGCACTTGAAAAACAATTATTACTTAGAGATCAAGCTGATAAAAAAGAAACTGAGATTGAAACTGTTAAAAAGAATAATAAATTTGTTAGAGAAACTAAAAAGAAAGTTCTAAGTCCTTTTGTAAGTATTTTTGATAAGTTAAAAGAACTATCATTAATATTAGGAACAGGTTTACTTGTTAATAATATTGCTAACTTAATGTCTAAACCAGAATTTGTTGATGGTTTAAAAAATGTATTTAATTGGACAACAAAAAATTGGAAATTGATTGCTGGAGTTGGAGCTACTCTTGTAGGATTAAATTTATTAGGAGGTTTAGGAGTTCTTCTTACTATAGGAAAGACATTACTTGCAATTGTAACGAGTAAAGCATTTATAGCAGGAGCTTTATTTTTAGGACCAGGACTCTTTGAAATAGTTCCTGATGAAATTAAATTAGCTGTAACTGAATTAGAGATGAGAGGAGGTGCAACGGAAGAAAATAGAAAAAAATTAAAGGAAGAATTAATAAAAGAATTATATAGTATTAAAGGTATTGATTTGACTGGTAGAAGAAGTGCAATTAATAAAATGATAAAATTTTTAGATACTGGTATAATTGAAGGTCCTGGTGTTAAAGCAAAATTCGATTTTGAAAAATATAATCAAGGAGTTCCATTTAAAGATGCCATAATAAAAAACGAAAAAGATTTTCATGATGGAGGTTATAATCCATCTGGAATAGGAAATGTACATGCAGGTGAATTTGTTCTCAAAAAATCTGCTGTTGAAAAAATTGGATTAGAAAATTTATATAGAATGAATGACGGTGGATCTGGAAATATTGTTTTTGAAGAAAGAGATCCAATTGATGTAAGAGTTAATAAAATAGTTAAAGATATTAATAATTTACCAGCAACTGTTGTCGCACGAGTCAATTCAACAAATATTTCTAATTCTTATATGAAAGAAGTTCCAGTATTATTTGGTTTTAATGATTTAGTGTACACGTAAGATGATAGAACAATTAGAAAAAGTAAAAATAAATGCAGATAATATAAGTAGTGTATTGTCTAGAAAAAAAAGTTCGCTTAGAGGAATTAAATTAGAAAGAAAAAGAATATTGTTAAAGAAAACAGATGATAAAAATAGAATAAAAGCAGAAAAAAAATTAGAGACAAAAAAATCTCCCTTTGGAAAATCATTATTTAAAATTAAAAAATCAACTTCAACAAATTCATTGTTTAAAAATTTAGGGGGTAATCTTTTACAATTTGTTTCACTTTTATTACTTGGTGTTGCCATAAACAATATTGAAGAAATAAAAGAATCTCTTGATAAAGCTTTTAAGAATATAAAAGAGGGATTTAAAACAATATCAGATGTGATAAAAACTGTCTACGAAAAAACAGAAAATTTTATTGGTATGTTTAATCAAAGCACAGCAGATGAAGGTGATTTTAAAAAAATTGAAGAGGAATTTAAACTAATTCAACCAATTGTTGAAGAAATGCAGATGATTCAAAAAAAAATAACTGATGCTATGGATAATATAACAGGGAATCAACTTGGAAAAAAAATTGATAGTGGTGAACTACCTTCAGGAGAAAAATTTGATTTAATGAATTTATTCAATGATGAAACAAAGAGAATTGAACCAACTTTTAGAATTGAAAATAAAGATGGAACATTCAAAAAAATTAGTCAAAATGAAGTTAATAAAAATATTCTTGAAGAAGCACAAAAAACAGTTCCAATGCTTATGCAAGAATTTGAGATGAATCAGTGGTGGGATATAGGTGATAGATTTCCAAATAAAGTGAAATATATAGATGTATATAATGCAGCATCAGATTTTAATGCTGTTGAAGAATTAAAACGATTACAAAAAATTGATCCTGAAAGATATTCAGATACTAAAATTATCATTCAACCAATAATCATGGACCCAAAAGAATAAATGTCAGCAGCAGGAGCATCTAACTATACATTGTTTCAAGTCACAAAACCCAATCGTGGTGTTGTGGTTAGAACTGAGGGTAAAATTTTAGGGTTTGATTACTTTGAAAGTGTCTACTCACCGATGGTTTCTGCAAATCTAATGATTGAAGATACTGGTGGAACTGTAGCAAATAAAAAAGGTTTAAGAGGAACTTTGAAAGATGCCTTACCAATAGAAGGGTTTGAGGAGATTGCTTTTGTAATCTTAACAGCTACTGGAGAATTAAATTTTGAAAAAAATCCAATGGTTGTTACTGGAAGTCCAATGAATATTGACTCACCACAGAAACAAACAACATTTATTCCATTGGTTTCTAACTATGCGATCAAAAATGCAAGTAAACCACTTGATCGTGTTTATCCTGATGCACCAATAAGTGAAATTGTACAGAAAATTCTTTCAGACCCGACACTTTTAAAGGTTCCTAAGAGTAGACAATTTATTGAAAAGACAAGTAATCAAGATAAAGTAGGTGGTAATAATGAATTACCATTAGATGTAATACTTCAATTATGTAAAAAATCGATACCAGAGAATGGTAATGATCCTGGTTACTTTTTCTTTGAAACTAAAAGTGGATTTAAATTTCAATCTATTGATGGTCTTATTACCAAAGGTATGGAAAAATTTGATAATGATTCATACAAAGAAACTCATACTTATAGTTACTCAAGTGCATTAGAGGCAAATTTAGATAATAACAAAAATGATTATAAAGTTTTACTTGCACCATTGGTTAGAAGAGATCAAGATCAATTGTCTTCATTGAGAAATGGGCAATATAATGTTCGTATCTGTACAATGGACACATTGACACAAAAATATGAAGAAAAGGTAGTCAACCTTTTAAGTAAGTCAAATTTAGGGGAAAAACAAAAAAGTCCTGTAGATAAGAAAAATTTTTCAAAGTCATATACATACATATTGAATCCTGGTGCTGATGATAAGGGTGTTGGTTTTGAGGTAATAAACGATCCATCAAATTATGAACCAAAAGCTCACATGAGATATGGTTTATTACATTCTCAACTAATTGATATTCAGGTTCCATGTAATACTCTCTTAGAAGCAGGTGATGTAATCAAGTTACAATTAGAAAATATTACTCAGGATGAAAAACTATTACAAATTTATAATGAACACCGAAGTGGATATTATCTGATATTACATCTATGTCATCATTTTGATACTGATAATTCTTATACATCATTAACACTAGCCCGTGACACATACGGATTATACACGAGTAAAAAATGAGTGAACATTCTCAAAAAACTCCATTTATAAAGGCAAGTAGTCAAGATCAATATGGTAAGATTCCATTAAAATCTTGGGTAGGAAAGGTTGTTTCGTATGAAGCACAGAAGGATCAAATTGAAGAGGGATGGGGTTGGAGATATAAAGTAAGAATTTTAGGTGATGATTCAAATAGTCAAAATGTAGCAGATGAAGAATTAAGTTATGCAATATGTTTACTTCCTACCACTGCTGGTTCTGGTGCTGCATATAAATTAAGATCTGTTCGAGTAAGTCAAGGTGACATGGTTTATGGAATATATGGTGGTGATGGTCCTCGTATTATCATAGGTGTTTTTCCAAGAACTGCTTTGACAGATACTACTTCTGGTAATTTTGGAACTCTATCAGGTTTTTATGGATCACTTAAAAAAAATAAAACTTTAAGTGGTGAGTTTAATGGTCAAGATGGTCCTGCAACACCATTTACAGATCCTCAAGGTCCTAAAAACTACAGTAAAGCAGAAAAGAAAGAACCATCAGACAAGTCAGAACAACTAGGTGTTGTCGCAGGTGGTGATGAGGATGTTAACGTAGAGGAAAAATTAACCCCTCCTGTAAAGGTTCAATCATCTGGGGAATATAACAAAAATGTTCAAAAGGGTGATATTGTAGTGAAAAATGAAGAAACATTAGAAAATATAAATGAAGGGGGTTTAAATGGTGAGATAGATCCCAGTGTTGCGATAGTTGCAAACGAAACAGCTGTAAAAGAAAATATAATTGAGGAGTCTGTTGCAGAGGAAAATATAAAAGAACTAGAAAATAAAAAGGATGAATTTAAAGGAGAAAAAATGGTTGAAGTTAAAAACCCAGAGGGAGAAATAATATTATTACCTGAAAGTGTGGTAGAGGCAGGATTTAGTTTTCAAAGTGAACTTGATAAGGAAGCAGAGGAGTTTGAAGTCGGAGGTTCACGATATGATGAGGTACACAGTTCTAGTTCTACTGATTCGGAATCAACAGAGACATTCACTAGTTCCTCAAGCACTAATATAATTTATGATGAAGAAACTAATACATTTACTAGCTCCACTGTAACCACCACTTCAAGCAGTATAAGTGGAACTGTAGTGGGTGGTGAAGCACCAAAAACTGATACCGATATTAAATTAAGACTTATTCAAAATAAAATGAGAATTAACTATTTCATAAGTTTGTATGAAAGTCCCAATTATACGGGTGACAGAGATGCAAAAATTTCAGAAGCAAATAATCAAATAAGTCAACTCGAAAACTTTATTAACAATAATCCTAGTGGTTATGACGGATCAAGTTTGCAAGCAACACTAAAGTCTTCTTATACAGGAATATACTACTAAATAATATGAGTGTAAAAAATTATGACTGATATTCCATTAGGTGTCTATTACGAGTGTACCCCCAAGGCTGATGCATCAAAAATTCAAAAATCATTGTCCAAATTTTTGAATAAGGCATCAAAAGGATTGGGTGAAGCTTTTAATTTGGTCGATGATCTTGACGTTGCTGTAGGTGAAATCACTGAAGCTATGAGTGGTCTTACGACTAATTTAAGTTCACTCTTACAAGATAAACTAACCAGTTTTGTTGATACTGGATTGATGGCAGCAAAGAATCATATTTTTAATACAATTACAAATCCTATTGCTGCACTTGCACAAAGCAACTCATTTATGAAGACTGCTTTTAAACCAGTTGGCAAACTTTTTGATGCATTTGGATGTCTTGGCTCTACAATTAAGAAGGCATTGGGTGGAACCATCAAAAAGTTACTCACTAATATGATTCAAAGAGGTTTCATAAATCCTCTAGAATGTGCTGTTGAAGATTTTATTGGTTCTTTAACAAATAAAATAAGTAGTTTGATGGATTCAATTGTCAGTCCTCTTATTGCACCAATCAATAGTTTGCTCAGTATAGTTGGAAAAAGTTTTGGATCTGTAAAAGGTCTTCTCCAAAAAGGTTTAAATATCCTTGGTAAAGTTGGAGGATTGCTTTCTTGTGCTGCTGGTGGAGGTGGAGAGTGTCATAAACAGAGCACATATCAATTAAACGTTGGTTCAAAAAAAGAGACTTCTGATAAAAAGAAAAAAAATTTCATAGCAAATGCATTCAAAGCAGGTGCTGATAAATTTGAAAGTTTAGGTGATGCACTTAGTGAGAAAACTGGAAACATTGATGTTAAACGTATAAGTTTGGAAGATCAGATAAAAGAAAAAGAACTCATCAACGAGTTTAAGAAAAAGAATCCAAATGCAACTGAGGAAGAAATAGAAGCAGAAAGAAAAAAAATTCAGGACAGCTTTCCAGAATTTACTCCAACATGTAATACAGGAAATATATTAGATTGTGGATTACCAAAAGTTGAAATTTTTGGTGGAGGAGGATCGGGTGCAGCTGGAAATGTAATTCTTGGTACTTTTATTGAACAAATTGATGAGCAGGTTAAGAGTATAAAAGTTGTCGATAAAGACCCAGATTCACCTAATTTTGGAAAAGAGTCAAACTTTACAAGTTTAATTGATGATGTTAAAGTAACTGGAAGTATTATAGGTGTAGACATAACTTATCCTGGTGAAGGATACACAACTGAACCATTAGTATCATTTGTAGACAGATGCGATCAAGGTTACGGTGCTTATGGTCGTGCCACAATCGACAAAGATCCAAATTCACCCACATTTGGTCAATTAACTGGTATTCTCATGATATCTGAAGGTGAAAATTACCCAACTGGTCAACAAGTTGATGTATTTGTAGATAGAATTGAGGTTGAAGATGGTGGTTCGGGGTATAAATTAGATGATAAAGTAGGTGATTTTGAGATTTGTGGTATTGATGAGAATGGATCAATCACAAAAGTGTGTACAAATGATAAGGCATATCGCACACTCCCACCAGCAAATGTTGAAAGCATCACTGGTAGTGGAGCTGTATTGACACCTGTAATGACAACAAGAAGAAGAGAAACTAAAGTGATAAATGTCATTGATTGTATCACTCCAAGAGGGAATATTGTTGGATATGTTAATGGTAAACCATACAATGGTCCTTTCCATGTAATGCCTAATGGATTAAAGATGACAGGTTTGAAGCATTCTGGCACAGATGCTATAATATACGGAACTCCACAAGAGAGTTTAAGATCGGGTGGAACACCCACATCTAATGTTGGATCTACAAAAATTGGTTTACGATCCATACAACAATTAGTGGCAGAAAGTGAGTCAACAGAAACCACGACACCACAAACTACAGAAAATACTAATTTATACAGTGATCCAGTAGATGATGCACAAAATCAAACAGATATGGGTGGAAGCACCCCACCAAGTTCACCACCACCAAGTTCACCACCAAGTAGTGGTTCATCAGGTGGGGGATACGGATATTAATTATGACACTTGCATCAGGTAATGAAAGTAGAGTACTAGACGTATTTGGTCCGAATCTTGTTATTGAAAGTAACGGACCTGTTGGTCTTGGTGGTCCGATTGCATATCAACTTTATTCTGTTACTGATAAAGGAATGAAGTATCAACAGGCTTTACATGCCAGTGGTCTTGCAACCATTGATACTGATGGTACTTTAGAGATACAAGCAGGTAGAAAAAATAAAAAAGATGCAATTAGTTACATGGCGATGGTTCATAAAGGTGATATGTGTATGACCGCCGAAAACGGTTGGATTAGACTATTTGGGAAAAATATAGTTTTAGAAGCATCAAATGAACTAGTTCTACAAGGAGCAAAAGTAACAGTAGGAAATGTTGATAATACAACACAAGAAACTAGAATACTAGGTCAAGAAATAAG